TGGTGTTAAGTTAATAGTTCCCAAAGTTAGATTGTGTGTCAAGGTATTCCCCACAACATGGAGGACATTTGAAGATGTGGTGTCAACGTGAAGGTTTGAACCTATCGAGAGTTCCCCAGTTGGACCCGTGTTAGAAATACCCACGACCGACGTACGGAGGGTGGCATTCGTAATGTCAAGGAAACCTTCTGGTGTTCCTATTGGCATTTAATATAGGGTAAGAAATGATTTACACGTTATTAAATGTGAGTGGGCCACACCGGGTTTTCTGGATCGGTAGTCTCCGAAGGTAGGTTCCTTAGAGCCTGGCGATAATCTAGCCACCCCTGCTTTGTGGCCTCGTCGGGGTGGGGGTAGTCAGCTACGATATACTTATCTGTTTGGGTGAGGAGAAGATCACGTTTCTTCCTAAGGTTTTTCCAGGCATTCTCAACTTTCAGGTCCCCCGCCTTTTTAATAAGTTCCTCTTCTGTTGGTTTGGGGGTGTCTGGATCTTGCCAAGTTAAACCACTGTAAGTATACCCATTCAATTTCCATTTAGAAGTGGGATACAAACTTACAAGTGCACTGGTGATGTCCGCCATTATTATAGTTGCCATATTTTTATTGAGCTAATTCGAGGGCACTTTTGTAGGATACACCAATTTCTTCATTATCATCACCGTCATTTCCACCGAGCTCGGTCCTATTTACATAGCTTGGTTGAAATCCAGAGCCATTCGCATCATGTAAATATAATTTATATGTTATAAAGTTGATCGTTTTTGGTTCATCCACCCATTTTATATTTGTGTTAGCCATAGTATCATCGAAATTTAGTTCATAAGGGTGAGTAGCGACACCATTCCAGTGGTTTACACCCACAGTGTTATTGTAACCAATGAGCTCATTATCTCTATAAATTCTATATACTTCGTCGTAGTGAATTTCACCACACACGTTCCAATGTAAGAGTATTTTTGAATTTACACTTTTGGGTTTTATCGTAATGTCAAATACGTCCAAATGTTTATCGAGTGTCGCGGGATATGTGACTATATCGTGAACATTTTCAACGACAGATTGTACAACAACACCATGTGCATACATGTCTCCATTTACATGGAGTTTATGTTGGGCCACACTGGTTCCAATTCCCACATTTGAACTTACGACGAGTTTCGAAATCCCCACTTCCAAATTAGAAGACACTGTGACGTTCCCAGACACTGTAAGATTTGAGGACATAACCGAATTACCGGTGACCCCCAAGTCTCCCAAATAAACAGATTTATCACCTACCACCAATGAAGAGACCGAAAGTTCCGCACCTTCTATTATACCTGTTTGAAGTGTAGCGTCACCAAGTTCTAAGTTGTCCTGAGGTGTCTCAACAACCATTTAATATAGAGGAAGAAATGATTTATTGTGTTATTTCTATCGCAGATACATAGGACACACCAATTTCGTAGTTAGACGCTCCACCATCCGGGTCCCCCCCTGCAGGTATTGTCCTATGTCTATTCAAATAAAATATATTGGCACTGGCGCCATCCGCTTCATGTTTATACAATTTATATGTTATGGGGTTGGTAGTAGCCGGTACATCAACCCAATTTATAGATACTCTATATGGTGTTGAAGCATTATCAAAATCGGCTGGTACAGCTACAACACCATTCCAATGATCTATAGTACTTCGAGTATTATTATAACCAATTAATGTGGTGTTCCTGTAAATTCTAAACACCGCATTGGGGTCAGTTTCATGCACTACATCCCAATTTAAAAGTATCTTGGAGTTTGCAAACTTTGGGGTTATCGTAATATCAAGTGCATCTATATGTAAATCAACAACAGCTGGGCTATAAGCAATTCGATCGTGAACAAGCGATGTGACAGTTTGAATAGTCATATCTCGCGCATAAAAATCTCCATTTACATGAAGATCGGTCGCGGGTGTATCTGTTCCAATACCAACCTTCCCATTCTGTGTATTTACAAAAAGATTGGAGGAGGTTCCAACTGTCAAATTTGAAGCTATTTTGGTGTCACCAGAGACTGTCAAGTTTGAGGAGACTGCGGCGTTCCCTGTGATTTCCAAGTCCCTCGAAACATCGGTGTTTCCTTCTACTACAACCGAATTGACTATATTTGAGGATAATGAAATATCTGTGGACTCTAGAGTATTAACCCTTACAGTGGCATTCTTAATATCAAGTATACCCTGTGGCACCCCGACAACCATTTAGTATAGGGGGAGAAATGAATTATTGGGCTAATTCTGTAGCCATCTTGTAGGACACACCATTTTCATAGTTGCCCGCTCCACCAGAACCATATGTTCTATTCAAATATAGAGTTGTAGATCCACCGATAGAAGAATGTAAATATACTTTATATATGATGGGATCTGTTGTATTTGGTGTATCTACCCAACTTAAAGACATATTTTCGGGGGTTGAGCTGTCATTGCCGTCATAATTAGCTGCAGTGATACCATTCCAATGATTCACACTAGGATCTTCTGTATTATAACCAATGAGAGTATCCCCCCTATATATCCTATATACAGACCTATGGTGAGCTTCACCATTAATCGTCCACTGTAAAAGTATTTTTGAGTTTGCAAACTTTGGTCGTATCATGATGTCCAATAACTCTATATGATTGTCTAGACCGTTGTATAGAAATATTCTGTGCACATTTTCAACAATTGTTTGGATGGTGGCACCGGGTGTATAAAAATCACCGTTCACGTGGAGTTTGGCTACGGGGGAATTGGTCCCAATACCTACATTCCCGGAAACTTTATCTACAAAGAGGTTTGCCGTGCCAACCTCCAAGTTCGAGGAAACTGTGAGTTCACCCCCGATTGTTAGGTTCGAGGAGACTGTGGTATTCCCACTGACCCCAAAGTCCCCAGAAATTGTTGTACCTCCATCAATCACCGGTGGGTAAGTCAACTCTGATGACACCGTGACATTGGTGGCCTCTATCCGTTTTACCCTCAATATGGCATTCTTGATTTCCAAGTTGTTTGCTGGTGTATCAAGGACAACCATTTAATATAGGGTAAGAAATGATTTACCTGTTATTAAATGGGGGGACAAGTCCTACGGACTTGGCTGGACGGGCCAAACAGGGTTCTTGGGGTCCTCAGTGGTGGCTGGGAGGTCCCTTAGAGCCTGCATGTAGGTGGCCCAAGCCTCTGGGACTGGGGTCGATGTGGAGTACGCCTTTAGGGTCACCCAATCTGTGGCGGCGAGGCGGCGATCCCTCTCGGCCCTAAGGTCCTTTAACAATAATTCTTTCCATTTTGAGTTAAAAATATCTTTATCTGGTTTTACATCAACGTCTTTTCCATCTACTACTTTCACGGATTCAAATGTATTGTACAACGTTTCTGTTGAATCATCATCTATAAAAAGTTTATCTGAAACATGCTCAATTTCGTATAAAACACGATTTACCCAGTGCGCATTCATATACATTACACATATAATTTTATAAAACAGTTTCCGAATAATATATACTCAATTCGGCTGCAGATGTAAAACTGACATTATAATTGCTAACGTAGTACTTAGTATGAGTATGATTGCTCCTTTCACCATATCCCCAAAGTCGGAAGTGTGTGGCGAATTTTTGTCCATATACTCTCTCAAAATGTGTCCCACCACTAACGAGAAACTGAGATTCGTGAATATGACCATTTTGTCTATTTTTTAACCAGTATACTAATGTGTCAATTATTGTTGTGTTTAGGGAGTTACCACTTGTATAATTACCTAAAGTATACCATTGAGCGTCAATACTGTAGCCCGCCATCTCACTTGCAGGTGGGATGATTAAGTTTTGGTAATATTCATGCACATTTTGATATTTCGTTCTATAATAGCCACCCGTATATATTATCGCGGAACGAGAATACCCAGGGTTAAATAATGCCCTGGGAAGTGTAATAGGTGCATCAAATCTCGATGAACCCCTAACGTCTAGGACGGCCCTAGGCTCCGAGGTCCCGATGCCAACCCTCCCAGCCTTTAGGGTCACCACGTCTGGGCTGACCCCAAAGTACTCCTTCTGGTAGGCGTAGAGCTCCCATATCTCATCCGCTGAGAGAGCCTGGTTGTAGAGACGGAAGTTGGCGATGGAGCCGTTGAAGACCCCTGAATTACTTTCTCTCGTTCCAATTTTTAGAAGTGCGTTTGCGTGTGCATTGAGTGCTGCTATAGTGCCACTCGTTGAAGATATACCCAATTCTACACCGTTCAAAAACAATTTTCTACTTGGTGCATCTGAACCACCCGAATAGGTGGCACTTAGATGATACCATTCTCCAGTTCTAATAGTATCATCACTCCCAAAAATAACTATGTTATTGTTAAAATTATACTTAAGTGTGCCAGTTGTTTTTAATTCGAGACGCAATGTTCTATCAGTATCACCAGTGTCATCATTGTTTACGCTAAATAAACAGTGGGTTTTGGTTAATGCATTCACCTTGAACCACATACTCGCGGAGTGGACCCAAGCACCTGCGGGGTTGGTGAGGGTCGCTGTAATTTTGTCACCACTCGACCCCCCACTGAAGGTGAAGGCTTTGTAGGTGGAATCGAAACCAACCCCACCCGAGGGGGTCCCGGTGACCCCGTTCCCAGACTTGTCTGCCACGGTGGCGGGCATGGAGGTGTAGTCCTGACCGTCGTAGTACACGTTGGAGAAGTCTGTCTTTGGGACGTTAGGGGTGGTGTGGAGGACCACGTCAGTCCCAGTGGCCACGTTTGCGGTTAAGGGGGTGCCGTAGAGTTCCCATTCACTAAGTGCAGTTCCCGCGGCACTTGCTGAACTTGTATTTGTATCAGTGATAACTAGTCCAAAATATTTATAATAGGCACTAGAGGAATCTACTATAACAGACACAATTGATGTATCAGTGCTAGCACTTATTCCAGTTATAGTATGTACTAAACTCCACGACACACCGTCATTAGAACCGTAAATTTTACCATTCTTTATAAACTCTGATCTACCATAATTCAGTGAAGGTGATGAACCTGGTACTATTGGTGTTGATAATCTAGGTTGAAGAGTAAACCTTTCGAGTTTGATTTTATAAGGTAATTGAATTTGAACCCATTCACCATTAACTGCACCTGTACCTAAATTTGTTGATCCGACGTATGTTCCACTCGCATTATATTCTATATCAGAGGTACTTGATCTCCACCCATCACCTTCAGCTTGTACGTTATTAAATATTTTCCAAGCTTGACGACTCGTACTTTCTTCTTTACTCGCACTCGCCACGTAGCCCCTATCAGAGTTGGCGGTTAGGGCAATCCTTGGTTCCTTGGTTTCATAGTCCCTGGTGGACAACTTGTACTCCATGACGACGTTGGAGTTCGATTTAATTTGGGAAACATTTGAGACCTGGTCAAAGTTAATTGTGGGTATGTTACCAAAACTCAAACCGATGACTTCACCCACGCTCACGTTCCCAGAGACGCTCGTGTTCCCAGAGACGCTTGCGTCACCTCGAACATCTAGAGTTGAGGTGGGCATGTTGGTCCCTATACCAACATTGGAGGTGGTCGTATTCACAAAGAGATTTCCGTTACCAACTTCGATGTTCGAGGTCGCGTCAAAGCTCTTCGTGGGGTTGGTGAATTGAATCATATCGTTGGTGACATTGCTTACCCCCGTGATAGACTGAAGACTGTAGGCCGACTGGAGCCGGACTGAGCCAACCTTGAAGCCCTCGGCGTGGACGTTACCAGTCACCCTGAGGGAGGCGTTCTCCAAATCCAAAAATCCATTATTGCCTTGTATGGACATTTAATATAGTGTAAGAAATGATTTACATGTTATTAAATGTGGGTGGGCCACACCGGGTTTTCTGGGTCCACGACTGTAGCTGGGAGGTCCCTAAGGGCCTGGCGGTAGGTTGCCCAAGCCGTCTTTGATTCTGGGGAGGGGTGGGGGTAGTCCGCCACAAAGAGGTAATCACACTCGGCAAGGCGACGGTTCCTCTCACCCCTAAGTGTATCGAAAGCCTTCTCATGGAGGAGTTCCCTAAGTCGCGTCTCAACCTCCTCCTTGGTCATCCTCTCAGATTCCGGAATGTCCTTCCATTGAATATCTTCATAACGGGGGGTCCAAAGACACCAGGGTCTACCCGGATAGCGTTCTCCTAATACTTTTAATAGACTCATATTCTATGAGGATAAATAAAATCCATTAAATTTGTTATGAAAACTGAATAACTCACCGGTAACTAACCACACATCCACGGTATCACCAACCTCTAAATCAATTATAAAGCTACTACTGACCAACTGGTGATTACTATATTGGGAATCGTTCTGGCTCCTATCCAGCTTCCCCTTAAAGATTTGATTTTTACGGAATGCTATATATAAACCAGCAGTTGAAGCAACCCTAATCGCATTATATGTAAAAAAATAATATCCTGCAATCGGGGCCGTAAATACACCCGTATTGGGGTCATAACCAGACCCGCGATTAATTAACACCACATCCCAAGGAATAACCTGACCATTGTTCAATTCATATGCCGAGCACACAACACTGAAAAATATAGGGTTTTGGGCAATGAGAGCTGCGTCAACATTTAAAGTTTTAGTGCGTTCTTTCCACACATTTTCTTCGTAAATTATGATACTACCTCCGTCATCGTTGTTTGCTTCGGACTGAGGTGCGCCCCCAACATAGACATTCCCATCATTTGAACACGCTGTACTAAAACCCAACTCTTGGGAACCCCCATTTGCCCCTCCCCCAAAAAATTTTTTAGTTTGGTTCCACACGCTATTGATTCTGTCAAAAACCACTATAGAACCACCATCTACCCCAGCACCGACCATATTTGGATGATGGTCCCTCTCCGCGCCAACTATAATTCTATCCCCACTTTGACTCATGGATACATGCCAACCGAAATAGTCATCGTTATTCCCATCGTTATCTCGGAGTAGTTGGGTCTCCGTCGTCGGCCAAACACCACCAGATTTTACATATATATAGACAGCGCCCCTATTCGATCCCGTGGTGTCATTACCATGTGCACCTGCGACAATAATAGTTCCATCTCCGGATATTGCGACGCTTATACCTAAAAGCATTTGGCCAGCTGATGCAAAATCCGATGCCCACATTTTTTTGGTTTGTGTCCACGTTCCAGAGCCCCTCTCAAATATAAAGAGAGCACCTTCGTTTGTAGCCACATTATCATGGTGAGACGCACCAACAACCAATGTGTACCCATCATCTGAAAGAGCCACAGAACTGCCAAAATAACTATCAGCGTCATTTTCTGCCATTGTTATTTTTTGTGATTGTGTAGAGGGCCACGTTCCCCCAGATTTATGGTAAATGTATGCAGAACCCTGGTCAGTTTGACCATTAGCATGTTCGTGCATGGATCCCACAACGATAACAGAACCATCACTTGAAATACTTGTACTTGCACCGAAATAGTCGCCGACCTCCGGGTCACTGGCGTATAATTCTTTGACTAAATTCCACACCCCCGCGGTTTGTGTATAAACGTATGCTCTTCCACTATTTGAGACACCTACATCTGTATCAGCTGCTCCAATAACAAGCGTTGAACCATCTCGAGACATGCTCATGCTAGAACCATTCCAGTAGCCCAAGTGCTGTTGATTCGTAGCATCCCGATTTATTTGATACACGTACCATTCCCCTAACGTATTTTTTTTCCAAAATAAGACGGAACCGTCGTCCGTACTAGGATTGTTATCCTTGGACGCCACCGCAGCAACTATAGTTCCATCCCCACTCATGGCGACAGCTCTTCCTAGGTGGTATCCAGTAGCATACTCAGCCCCCAGTGCACTATCTTCAAAAACCTTAAAGGTCTGCTTCGTGTAGGGTACCGCATTCTCCCCGACACTCATGGTAACCTGTTGGAGGGCGTTGGCTGTGTTGAGCATCATGATGTTGGAGGAGGCCACTAGGGAGGTCGTGGGGTTGGTGAACTGCACCGTTTGGGTGGTGGTGTTCCCGACATTGGAGACGGAGGCCAGGTCGTAGGAGGGAATCAATTCAACCGCTCCCAACTTGAGGCCATCTGCGTGGACGTTCCCTGATACCTTTAGAGATGCATTTGGAATTTCCAGAAAACCTTCAACGCCCTCTAGAGACATTTAATATAGAGGGAGAAAAGAAACTCTGTACTCAACCACAATGATAGGTGCACCCCACAAAGGCCGCCGTGTATACCACATTGGCTTGATCGGTCTCTACACCCGAAGCGTCTAGGTACCTCACCTTGTACCCCGGTTTCATCCTGTCTGTATCTTCCCATTGGATTGAGCCCTTCTCATCTAGGAGGTTTCCACCCCTTTTAATTTGGTAGTATGTAGTCAATGTGGTGTCGGAGTATGTGTTTTGTTCCTCTGTGGCCAAGTTGGACCACTCACCCTCCGTGAGGACCACGTTCTCCTCGTTGATGTATTGGGTCTCTGTCGTAGAAGACCTGTTGTAGGCTGTAAGGTTACTCCAAACATCCTCCGTGACCGTCGTCAAAGTCTCGACCTTCTTTGGGGCCCGAACAGCCACATTCGATCCCGTGAAGTCGCAGTCCATCGTGACTTTGGCCACCGTATAGTTTGCGAGGAACTCACCACTTTGTTTCTCACCATACCCCGCGACGTTAGAGGTCGTCACATAGTCCCCAGACTCTAGGGGTCCCCCGGTGTTGATCACCCAAAGGGCACCCTCCCCTAGGGAGTTCACGACAACTCTATTGTCACCGCGCACCTTGGGTGTTTCAGAAATCAATCCACCCACGTTTTCTATACGACTATCCCCACTCTTTTCAATTTTGGAAACCACCCCAAAGCAGCTTTTATCTTGGGAGGTCCCAGATAGACTTACCACTGGGAGGGACTCGTCGATGGTAATCCCATCTGACCCCGTACTGAGACCACCGTTCATCTTGATGTACTGATTTTTATTAGCCGATACGATGAGGCCCTCCCCCATGGGACCCTCGGGGACGCAAAAGTGCTGCCCCGTGAAAGTGTCTTGGAAATTTGCCTGCGCCCTCACGCTTCCTGCAACATCTAAAAGTGCCCTTGGTTGATGAGACCCTATAGCTACAGCTGTGTGCTCAAAATTTACCTGGTTACCAGTCCCTTTCCTCCCCAAATCGTACAGTTGTTTCACCTCACCCTCGTTTAGAGCAGACCTGTACATTCGTATACTAGACATTTTACCAAAATAATCGTTAGTTCCGTCAATTTGCCTACCGAAGTGGAGATTCATGTCAGTCATATCCAATGGCGTTTCAAAAAGCGCATTTGTTATATAGTCTATAAATAACTCCTTTCCATCTATCCATACTCTTCGTCCGTCTGTACCCGTATCACCATTATACACAGCTACCACGTGATACCACCTATGCAATTGAAATCCATGAGGAAATCGCATATAGCCGTCACCGAGATACCAAATCAATTGGTTGGTATTAACAATATAAATAAAACTATTTTTAGCATCTGTGTGAGCCGAGGATCCTAAATGAAATATGCATGGGTTGTCATTAAATTCCTCCACATAAAACCAAACTGACACCGTGTGCTGAAAATTGCCTCTAACAATGTGTTCCGGCAGGTGGCCCGTGTAAAGACTATTCAAATTTACGGCCAGATATTCATCTTGACTAATGAATCTAAATGACATATCAGCGTTATCAAAAACCATTTCGTTGTACATTCGTGCATTCAACCCATTTCCACTAGTATCGGTGGCGCAATAATCGACAAGTCTCCCATGGATGGGTATCGATGTATCGTATTCGACAAGAAGTGTATCCCTACTCGGAACTTTATTGCTTCCCAGTGGTGGTCCAAATCTGGGTACATTAAGGGATTTCGTTAGAAGTAATTCACCGTCATGGAGAGTTGAATGACCCTTTTCCGTGGGCACGGCTACACCCCTGTACCGTAAACCTGACATACGTATGTGTTGACCATCCCCGGTGAGATGTGTCACATGTAAACGAATAGTCTTATACCCCACCTCACCCAGTGGGAAGTGGAACGTGGCATAGTACCGCCCAAAATCAAAATCACTCTCTGTCCACCCTGAAAATGTGTGTATAATTTCCCAGGTTTCTCCTTGATCATTCGAACCAAGAAGATAACCGGCACCCGGTAATGAGTCCAGGTGGCTCGTGACCCGTGATATTTCTATTTCATTCACACGAACTTTATAGGGGCAGTGAAGGTCAACCCAGTTACCGTAAGACATCCCTACACCGGGTATCCCGAAGGTTTTGGGTGAAATTTGGTCATTTGCAATGGTTGTCTTCGCTGCGTAAGGTGGGGTGGAATCATATGTAAGTTTGCTGTGCCAAAAAGCATCCGAGGCCACGCCATTTTGATTATCTCCATCCACATGATCTGTAGTATATTGGAATATTTGCCAAGGTGCGTATCGTTGATCATTACCATCAATTTCGAGGGGATAACCAGAACCGTAATAATCACCCCCACTCGCCTTAAATATACCATGCCCGGGAATTTTGGTGCTTTCGGAATCCATTGGACCCGGGGGGAACACCCCAGTTCCCCTGAAATCGATGGTTTCATCTGCTACTGTTAGTGCACCCTTGGGCTCTGTCGTCCCTATCCCCACCCTCCCTTTGTAGAAGGTCACCGAAGACTTGGCGAGACCAAACTGGTCCTTTTGGGCATCCCAAAGTTCCTCCACCTCCTCGGGTTGGAGGTATTTATCGTAGACCCTAAAGTTTGCAATCTTTCCATCGAAGGATCCACCCACACGGACCTCTGGGGTGGCTGGTAGGTGGAGAACTTCGGATACAGGTGTACCGAAAAATCTGATTTGAGATATTTGAATACGAGCTGTAGTACCACCATTTACCTTTGATATGACCATGGCAAACATGTTATAGGCCTTTGTAGTTGTGTCAGCATCATGATTTGATCCAAATGTTAAACCGCTCGCGGTTCTACCAGTTACCGATAAAACTTCAGTCCAATTAATATCATCGTTTGACCCGTACACTTTAAAATCTTTAATATAATACGTGTCGTGGTCTCTGAGAGTCATATTTTTTAAGACAAATTGTCTAGGGCATTTAAGTTTCATATATTTACCATAATCGGTGTTAGATGCTAGACGCACACCAGACGTATTTGTTTGTGAGTATACACCATCATTATTAGGGTACCCATCATTATCTGCGGTTATCCATTGTAGGTCATCGCGCCTGAAAGCTCTCCATATAGCATATCCGTCATCATTATATTCTCTCCCCTCACCAGAAACTCTGAACCCACCTTCTTCGTAATCATTCATCTCAAAATTTGGAAACTCGTCAAATTCCCTCTCACCAAAGTATTTAAGTTCTTGAATTGCCGTGTAAATGTTCGTTGTGGTTTCTATAATTTCCTGTATGACAAGTCCCCAGTATTTGTAAAAATTATCTTTATTTGCTCCAGTCATAAGTTTACGCCCAAGAACATTTAGATCTGAGGCAGTCTGACCCGAAACCTGATGTACTATATCCCAAGTAGAATCATCGTTACTCCCGAGTATAGTATAGTTTAAAGGTAAACGCTCCACCTGACTAGAACGTGGTATCATATCATATGATTCCATACGAATGCGGTACGGAAATTTAAGTTTTAACCATTCACCTGTAACCCCGCCTAAACCATAGGAACTTCTATTTGCGTTATGTTGTCCATTTGTATAATGGTTCCCAGTTATCCAACCTTCACCGGCGGCGCCCCCATATTGACGTTTATCAAATGCATCCCATTGTTGGTAACTACTACTATGGATAGAACTCCTCGTCACTTCATGTTGCTCTTGTATCACGGCACTCATCGCAAATTCCGGATATTCCCTGACGCGTTCAGTTTTGTAGATGTACTCTGTTCCAATTTGACGGCCATCTAGGTATGCAGTTTTATATTTACCCTCACCCCCATATGCATACACGAGGTGATGCCATGTGTTTGAGGTTAGAACGTGATCTTCGCTTAATGGTCTCTTCCATGCTAAAAGTTGGTTCCGTGTTGTGGAAATTTTGGAGCAGGTGTTACCTTCTGGTGTTTCCGTGCCTATAACAAATAGAGAGTTGGTCTCCACATTTGTGTGTAAGTTTGATGCGTTTAACCACATAGACACAGAGTGCACATTTGTGGTAAGGCTAATTGCGGTAGAATGTATATTACTTTCCGTAGAGCCATCGAGCACCCAACTTTTATCAGTGTCGTCGTAGGTGGTGTTATTTTCCGTCACTGTTAGGGTAGAACCACTGACGAGGTCGGTCGCTGTAGAACCTTGATTTCCGTCGAGGTAGAGAGAGAGACCCGTTGTCGCGGGTGTGTTGAATACAGATTTAATTACTGTATCTACGGATGTATCACCGGTGGTGGTAATCGAGTTGATGACCGTTTCTTCTCTACCATAATATTCAAGTTCTGCTATACAGAGCTCTGTGTCACTCACAGTCTTTTGAACTGAAATTACATAGTAATTATAGGCTGTGGTCAAAGTAGATGTTGGTGAGTATGTTGAACCATAATTGTATGCTGGTATGACCCCAGTTTCACTAATTAATTCAACCCAAGTAGAATCATCGTTGGAACCAAATATTTTGAATGTGGAGGGTGCATGGGTTCCAGAGCTCTCTTGTCGCGGTATAATTTTGACATGATCGAGAATAATTTTTTTGGGTAGTTTGAGTTTCAACCATTCCCCAGTTTCACCAGCGATAGATGCAGCTGGGGTGTATGAGTAGAGCCCACCACCACCATTATATAGAGCGGTAGTCCAAGCGTCAGCCTGTCCATAACCCGCCATCCACCCCATATCAGCATCAACACGTCCATTAAATGCTCTAAAATTTCCAAAATGTGTTTCTGAAAACGCTGAACTACTTGATGTCACGACGTGTCCCTGAAAATCTGAACCCCGTAATAAAATATCTGGATATTTTTTGAGTTTGGGGTACGTTTGGACGACTTGGGTTCTTTCATGGGGGCTCACCTGTTCAAATATAGTTTCACCCCCAGTTAGGGTTGGTATGGCTTGTATGACCTTCCCCCCGTCGACGGTGAAGGATTCCGCGAAGAGTTGCCAATCTGAGAGGGCGACGTTGGCGTTATTCCCAGAGACCTTGGTTGTCACTATAGCGAATCTCCTATAGGACGCCGGTGCGTTAACGACAACTGTTTGGGTGTCTGAAACTGAGGAGGGAACGACATCTTCCCAATGTTTCAACTCTACCCAATTTGAGTTATCGTTACTGGCGTAGAGGTTGGCACTCCCGGGGTAGGCCTCAACTGAGGATGGGGTGAGTTTCATATGGCGGAGGACTGTTTTATAGGGGAGGTAAAGGGATAACCATTCACCTTGTTGGGTAGACCCAGCAAGTTGAACGGAACCCGCGTAGGCGTTGGAGGCCCCCGTGTAGGTATCGTCACCCACCCAAGCCACAGAGGTACTCCCATCGAAGGCGTTCCAGGTGTTTGACCCCGTAGCCAGATTTGAGGTTGTGAGGGTGTAGGTGCCATGGTTGGTCACCGTAGTGCTGTTAGCGGTTAGGGTGGAGGGTGGTTGTTGGGACACGACGGCCAGTCTATTTGAGAAGAGTCCCGCCGAATCCAACAGTTCCCCGGTGCTTTGGTCGTAGGTCACCAAGTTCGCTGCGACATCTGCGACGCGGAGGGTGTCTACGAAGACGTTGGCGTCAAACTTGAGGCGTCCACCAGTTTCAAGGTTTGAGGTGGTATGGAGGTTCCCGGTGATCGCGGTGTTCCCGGTGATCGCGGTGTTCCCAAGGACTTCCAGATCCCCCGATGTTGCGGTTATATTTCCACCAACTAAGATGTTTGCGGTTGTT